TCTGGGTTTGTTTTTAATACAAGTTGTAGGTTTTCTTCTATGTTATATTTTTGTTGAACTTCATCTAAATCTTGTGCAATAAATCCAACATCTTTTCTACCTTTTCTTGAACCATCTCTCATGTTCCAATCAAACGTAACTGGTTTTAAATCATTAATAAAATCTAATCCTACGTTTAAATCACAGATATTGGTTTTATCTCTTTTATCTGAAATAGCAGTAATGGTTGTAACTTGCGCTCTAAGAGTTGCAACATTAGTATCTCCAAATGTAACTTCATTAGTCGCTGTTCCAGATGATGGTTGTGCTCCTCTACCTAATAACGTTAAATTACTACCTGTTGTAACAGTTGAACCTGCTGAATGACCTATAGCTGTATTAGTAGAACCTGTTGTATTTCCAAGTAAACTATTTACACCAAATGCTGTGTTTTGTGCACCCGTACTATTAGCTAAACTATTTATACCAAATGCTGAACTACCCCCTGCTGTTGTATTACTTCCTAACGCAGATAAACCTACTGCTGTGTTATTAACACCTGTGGTATTATTTTGAAGTGCAAGAACACCTATAGCTGTATTGTTTGAAGCAGTTGTATTATCAAAAAGTGCACATAATCCTACAGCAGTATTAGATAAACCTCTTGTATTCGATTCTAAAGCTGAGTTTCCTAGTGCTGAAAGATTAGTTCCAGTGGTATTACTACATAATGAATTGACACCAACTGCAACGTTATTTGATGCTGTGGTATTATTAAATAAAGCTTGTGTTCCTATTGCTACATTAGAAACACCTGTGGTATTTTCTTTTAAAGAACCATAACCAACTGCTGTATTGCTATCACTTGTGGTATTACCACATAAAGCTTCTCGACCCACTGCTGTGTTAGCAGAACCTGTAGTATTACGTAACATAGCATTTTGACCAACCGCTGTATTATGGTTACCTGTACTACTAGTTCCTAAAACTCCTTGACCTAATCCAGTATTACAATTACCTGTTGTATTGTTATCTAGTACATTATAACCAAGAGATGTGTTTGCTCTTCCTGTAGTATTAGCAGTTAATCCTCTATATCCTACAGCAGTATTTAAATCTCCAGTAGTATTTGCTTGAAGTGTTTGATAACCCACTGCTGTTTGAAAATCTGCTTCAGTTTTAAGTAATGCATTTAAACCTATAGCAACGTTTCTACATGATGTATTAATAGCGCAACGCATTGCTTGATAACCTATAGCTACGTTACCATCTGCAGTTGTGTTACAACACCCTGCTAAATTTCCAAAAAATACGTTATTGGAGCCACTAGTTGTATTATACCCTGCACATAAACCAATGCCTATATTGTTATTCCCTGAATTATTAGCTAAGGCATTAAAACCAATACCTAAAGCAAAATCTCCATTTGAATTAGATAATGCATTGTGTCCAATTGCAACACTTCTTATTCCAGTAGTATTTGCTGATAATGTATTGGCGCCTATTGCTGTATTAAAATCTCCTATTGTGTTAGAACATAGAGAACATAATCCAATTGCAACGTTAGTGCATCCTGCGGTATTTGTAAACAAAGCATTCTTACCTATTCCAACATTATTCGATCCTGTAGTATTATTTTGTAGAGCACTATCTCCAATAGCTACACCATCATTTGCTTTTGTATTCGACAGTAATGCATTCTTACCTAAAGCAGTATTAGATGATCCTGTCGTATTATTACGAAGTGATAGATACCCTACTGCTGTGTTATCAGCACCTGTCGTATTAGCACAAAGTGATAGATACCCTACTGCTGTGTTGTTGGAAGCTGTGTTACTGAGTAAAGAGCTATTACCAATAGCAACATTATTGTTCCCTTCAATATTATTAGCTAAAGCATTTCTACCAACGGCAACATTGCAAACACCTTTAACGTTATCTTGAAGTGCATAATTACCTAATGCAACATTATAAATTCCAGTTGTGTTTGCTATTAATGAAGAACCTCCTACCGCTAAATTTTCTGCCCCTGTTGTATTTGCATTTAAAGCGGCATAACCAATAGCAATAGATTGACTTGATGTGGTTTGATTTTTTAAAGCCGTATATCCAATAGCAACATTTAAGTTTCCTGAAGTTAAATTATAACCTGCACAACATCCAATTCCTATATTTCCATTAGAGTCATTGCTATAAAGCGCTCGATAACCAATACCAATAGCGTCGCTACAATTTGTATTTGAATAAACAGCTTGATAACCAATTCCAACGTTATTAACTCCAGTTGTATTAGCAGCTAAAGCACAAAAACCTACTGCTGTATTAAACGTACCTGTAGTATTAGCAAAAAGTGCATTAGTACCTACTGCGGTGTTGTTGGAAGCTGTGGTGTTGTTGTATAGAGAATGATAACCAATGCCTACGTTATTATTACCTGTCGTACTACAACGAATTGCATATCTACCAATACCTACATTAGCGCTACCTTCAGTATTTGAAAGTAAACTTCCTCTACCAATTCCAATATTACATGAACCAGTTGTTGTACCAACTAGTGAATCATAACCAATAGCAGTGTTTTCAGTTGATTTCGTACTAGCTTTAAGTGATTGATAACCAACTGCTGTATTAGCTGTACCTGTCGTATTAGCACAAAGTGAAAGATAACCTACTGCTGTATTGTTGGAAGCTGTGGTGTTACATCTTAAAGCATTTATACCCAAAGATGTGTTAGTTGTACCTGTCGTATTAGCAAATAAATTACCTCCACCTACTGCTACGTTATTAAATCCTTCCGTATTAGACACTAATGATGCTCTACCAACTGCTACATTTCCAGCACCTGTTGTGTTAGATAAAAGTGCTTGGTTACCTACAGCTACATTAGTACCACCAGTAGTAGAGCCATTTAGTGCTTGGTAACCCAATGCTACGTTATTTGTACCAGTAGGATAATTACCATCTAGTTTGATTGTGCCACCATCTACACTAACATTACCAGCTACAGTTAATCCATCTGTAGTGATTGTTCCTACATTATCAATGTTTCCTGTTCCTGTTATATTGTTTGAGTTTAAATCTAGGTTTCCGCCTAAGGATGGAGAAACATCTGAAACGACTTCTGTAAAGGCTGTATCCACTACATTCGTTCCATCAGAGTAAACCATCTTCTTACCCTTATCCGTTGCAGCCCAAGTCACTCCTGTTCCAGAAGTTGTTTTAACCGTTACGGTAAAGGCACCACTTGTTGCATTTTCAACGACATAAGTTTTTTCTATCCCATCGGGAATAGAAACGGTAATATTACCAGTGATAGTTCCTGTTAATTTAATAACTGCATTTCTTGCATTAGATAATGCAGCATCAGACATTAAAAGTGCTGTATTTCCAGTCCCATTAACTGTTATGGCTTCATATCCTGCAATTGCCTGTTGAACTAAATTTAAATTTGTATTTGTTTTATCACCCCAGGTGTCTTGATTTTCACCTGTGACCATAAGTTCTAATTTTAAATCTGTTGAATAACTAGATGTCATATTTTGATTAATCCTTAATTTTTATAATCTATAATTATTATGCGGCAGTGTCAACCTCCGTCCAAATTGTACTACTTCCACTATTAACTTGTGTATAAGTAGTTGTTGTACCAGTATTTATTGAAATATATGTAGTAGTTGTTCCTACATCAACAATTTCCCAATCAATTGTTTGTACTATTCCTTCTTCAATTAATAATGTGTTTCCAGTTGGAATTACGTTAGCATCCGCTGAGGTAGTTACATTTCCTTGAGTTGCAGTTAATAATTGACCGGTAACATCGACATTAGTTTCTGTAAAAATACTAACATCACCTTCAGTAGTTATTAAAGATTGACCGGTTAAAGTTACATTAGCATCTCCAAATTCTTGAGTATTACCTATATTTGAAGTTATTAATTGACCAGTAACACTTACATCTACATCTGTAAATGCAGTTACATCTCCTTCTGTTAACGTTAAAGCTTGACCAGTTAAATCTACTTGACCTGTTCCAGCAACTGTAACATTTCCTTCTGTGATATTTAAATTTTGTCCTGTTAAACTTGTATTTGCATCTGCAGTAATATTGACTTGTCCAAGATCCATGGACATTGGGCTTTCAAAAACAGGAACTGATATACTTCCATCTGCTGAAATTCCTACATCACTTAAAACTAAATTTGCAGATTCACCTGTTAAATCTACTTGACCTGTTCCAGTAATTGCAACATTTCCTAAATTAGAAGATAAAGAAATACCTGTAAGATCAACAACAACATCAGTAAATGCTGTTTCGTTTCCTAATTCTGCTGTTAATGAAATACCTGTAACAGATACATTTGCATCTACTGATACAATTACATTACCTAAATTGGCTGATAAAGATTCACCGGTAACTTCAACCGGAAGAGGTTCACCCCAGGTACCTTGCCCCCAGGTCCCTCTGCCCCATCCGTTAATTAGTGCCATAGGACTAAACTCCTATTAGCCAGAGATTCTTAAAATCGCTGCTGTTGATGTTGGTGCTGGGAATTGAATTGTGAATGTTCCGTCAGTAGCTGTTTTATCTGTTGTAAAATTTAAAACTGCAACCGCTGCATTTGCAACAGTCGCTGAAGTATTATAAATTAAAGCTCCTCTTGCAGTTAATGTTACACCTGTAAATGATAAGTTATCAAAATCTACTCTTGCAACTCCTGCAGTAATTGAAGTACCTGCATTAACTAATGTTCCACCTCCCGCTACGTAATCTCCACTATCTCCAACTTCTGCTGTAGTTGTATATGAAGTTGTAGCAGAATTTAATGTAGCAACAGAACTATATAATGCTAATTTAAAAACATCTCCTCCAGAAGCTTTAAAATTATGCTCACCTTCTAAAAGTTCTTTTTTAAAAGAATTTGCAATCGCTTGTGTTATAGCCATAGTTTATCTCCTTATTTACCTCCGACTCGAGGAACACCTGATTGATATTCATCTCGTCTTCTTCTTCCCATTTGTTCTACAGAGAAGCCTTCTAACACTTGTTTATACTTTCCTTCATATAATTGCAAGAGATCATTTGGCCCCTTTAAAAATGAAAATGCTTCTACTAAGCAAGCATACAAAAGTCCATTGGGAAAATACAAACTTAAGTATGTAGTAGTATTACTACTAGATAAACCTTCATCTTTCAAGATATAATTTAACTGAATTTCATAGGTAGAATCAGGAGTAGGAGCAAAAACAATAGTATCTTTATCCCACATACTGTAATATTTAGGTTCTCCAGTAGCTCCAGTCGAGTTATATTCTGACATATAACTTGTATCTCTATATTCTAAAAAATTTCTAGTACTACCTGATCCACCATTTACAATTTGTGCTGATCGAACTACTAATAAATTATTAGGAATATTTATAAATCTTTGTGAAGTAATTAAATTAGCTGTTGCATATCTTCTATTATTATCAGAATCTACATCTCTTAAAATTCTAAATTCAGCATCCGATATAAATCCATCTACAATTGTAGATGTTAAAACATTAGAATCTACTTCTGTGTAATCTCTAATTTTCTGTACTAATTCTGCATATGTCATGTTATCGTTACCACTACATTTCCTAAATTTAAGTTAGCTTGTCTTTTATTGTTAACAGCTGAACCATTATCTGGAATCATACCATTATTTGAACTAAAAGCAAAGTCTCCAGGTAAAGTTAAATCAACTGTCATAAATCCACCATCTCCTGATGCCTGAGTAAAGATTTGTGGTCTAGCGTTTCTTAATCCTTGTCCATCCGCTGTAGTTGGTTTTGGTTCTAACTGTGGATGTTTAGGTTCAAACTCAGAGATATGGACTCTGGAACCATTCCATTCAATAACCATTTCAGAATATGGAAAAGCTTGACCTGATCTATCAGATATAAATTGTGCGTATTTTCCCTTAGATAAATTAGACATTTGGATAATAACTTTTAGGGGTTATAAAAGAACTTGATGAAGAACCATCCTCTTCTAATGCTCTATTTAGTTCATCCTCATAAAGTAATTTCATTTGTTGAACAAGTTGTGGATTAAATTTTTGTGATAAATAATATGCAAGTCCTGATACCATACATGGTACAAATCGATAGGGTACATCTGCATTATTACTGTAGGCCCCTGCATCCTGAATCCTGCTAACATAATAATAATTTAACAGGTTTCCGGCTTCAGTGCCTCCGGGAGTTAAATATAAAGTGATTGTAACTTTATCTATAAATCTTTGTACAAAATATTGTGTAGGTACACCTGTTTGAGTTTTATTTGAAAGACCTTGATATGCTGATCTATTTATTTTTGTTAATGGAAAATCAACACCAGATGAATTTCTATATACTGCTTCTAAAATATCATCGACACCATAAACTGCTGTAGCATCTGAAGTACCATCAGCTGTTGATCGGTACATTGTATAAGTAGTTTGATCTTGAACTAATGTAATAGAATTATTTTTTACTTCCCAAAAATGCAAACCTCTATTACCCCATTCTTGAAACATTATGTTTAAAGAACGTCTTGCTGTTTTTATATCATTACCAGAATAATCAAATCTGCCTAATCTTTCATAAGCTTCAGTAATTATATCATCGATATAAAAACCTGATTCAAAAGTTGTTGTTCCAGAGGTTGCCATAATTCTCCTAACTTGTTAAACTTGGACCTGAATATTTTTCAGTGTAAACAGTGTAAGCTGTTATGTTATCTGTATTTGATACAAATATTCCATTTGGAAATATTATACCATCTTCTGGTAAATTTAAGGTATAACTTTTTCCATCAGGTATATCTACATCACATAAAGTATCACCATTATTATCACATAAAGTTAATCTTGCAGCACCTGTTCCATCTGGAGAAACAGAAATTGCTCTTAATCTTATGGGCATGTCTAGACTTCCCAATGCATAAGGTAATTGTTGAATTGAATCACCAGAACTAGCGGACGCTGCAGTTGTTCCGTTTACGCCTCTGGTTACACCTGTTAGTCCCTCTAAAGGTGAGGTAGTTGTAGGAAGATACAGTGAAGGTGAACTTGCTACTTCAATTTGTGCCCCCCATATAAAAATACCTGAAGTTCCATCTCCAGTATAGGAGGGAGATCTACCATCTGTATCGTTTTGTATTAAAACTATACCGTATCCTGTAACACCTGTATATAATGATGTTGATGTAAGAGAACACCTAAACCAACCATTTCCATAATCTTCAATCGTTGCATTATCAACACCTGCTCCAACATTTCCCAATGTGCCTGTTGTAAGATTAAAATTTGCAAAAGTTGTAGTTCCTCCTAGAACTATAGCTGAATTAAACTGTAAAAACCTTCCATTTGTTTTTGCAAAAACAGATATTGTATATTGTGTTCCAGTTACAAAATTATTAGTTTGAAAAATTGATTTTGTTCCACTTCCAGCATTTTCAAGCAAAGCATCAGCTGTAATATCACCATTAGGATCTGCTGTAGAATTTGGATTAACTGTCGTATTAGCAGTTGTCCAACTAAGATTAAATTCTTCAGATCTAATGTAGTTATTTTCACTTATATCTGTAAAACTCACAACCTCATTAGTTGATTCAATCTCCGCAACAACACTAGTTGAAAAGTTAGTGGTACTTGCAACAGGAATGTAATTCTGTGTTGCTGTGATGTTTTCAGATAACGTAGTATCAACACTTGTTAGAGTAGATCTTGTTGCCTGTGTATTAACAGAACCCATTTAATCTCCTAGCTTGTTAGACCTGGTCCAGAATATTTATCAGTAAATAATGTATAAGCCGTAACATTTGTTTTTGTCTTACAAAAAATTCCTTTTGGAAATAATATTCCGTCTTCAGGTAAATTTAATGTGTAAACATCTCCACTTGGAACATCTACATAAAGTAAAGTTGTTCCAGAGTTTGAAGTAGTTGTAAGCTCTAATACACCAGCTCCAACACCATCTGATGCTACAGAAATTGCTCTTAATCTAATTGGTTGAGTAATAATTGCTGAAGCTCCTGCAGCTGCTGCGGATCTAGTTGCTTGTATATCACCTTTACTTGCCATAATTTTTCTCCTATTAAAATTATGTGGGGCCGAAGCCCCACATTAATTATTTATTAACTTACTACTGCGCCACTGTTAGAAACAATGACCCAACCAATTGTACTAGCCCAAACCAAACATACTGTGTCATTAACATCAGCAAAAGCCATGCTAGTTCCATTTGCAAAAGTAGCTGGAGTAACTGTTGCAGTTCCACCGCCGTCAACAACCATAGTAATGATTTTCATTTGACCAACAGTTG